TCAATTACTTCACCTAGTGTAAATTCACTAACGTCATCATTTAACGGATTTCTTTCTAGGTTAATAGGTATTTCATAATGCCCATTTAGATTTTTAGGAGTTGCACTAGTTGTTTTAATTAATACAATATCATCAATAGATAATTCATTGTTAAACCTAACATATGCATTATTAGCTGCATCTGAAACTATAGTATAATCAGTGTTAACAATTTTAAATGTACGATTTACATAAACAAATGTAGACAAGTCTGTTAAAGTTGCAGAGTTATCATATACATTAATTGCAAAATCAGTTAATGAAGTTTCGTCTACTACAAACTGTTGTATTACCTTTTGCATAGATTTAGCAGGAGTACTAGACCACCCATTTTTATAAACAAAGTTATCTTTAGTTGTGTATTGTTTAATAAATGAAGTATCTGTTTTAATTGTTTCTGTGCCGTTAGCAAAAGTATCTGTTAACAAATTAAATTCAAATACTATATCGCCGCTGTTTGCTAAGTTCTTATAACTTAAAGGAAACCCTAATTCAGAATCATTAGTGCCAGTTCCTTGTTTAAAACTAAACAATTTATTTCCGGCATACGCTACTGAACTATAAACAGTAGTGTCATTATAGCTTATACCTTCTGCATCAAACAATTCAAATAATGGTGATTGATTTACTGTTAATTTTTCCTGAGCTAGTACCCACGCATTACCGTGATAATGGAAAGTCTTACCTGCATTAATAGTTCCTTTAGTTACAAATACTGTTTCTAAATCTAAAGGAGTAGTATCAATAGTTTCGATTAAGCTAATCCTAGTGTCATTTTTAATAGTAACAAACTTAACAGTGTAAATTTTACTATTAACTAATGTGTCATTATCATTAGCAAATAACACACGCATATTTGGCGCTAGACTAATTCCATCAACAATATATCCTAGTTGACCTTCAATATTACTAAACACATCAGCAGTAAATGTATCAATCAAGTCAACGTCTTGTTTTGCAAATGATCCAAAGTTGTCTAGTTTTAATCCTGCATCAAATTCAATAATAGGTCTCTTGGCGCGGAATGTTTCGTCAATGTTAACAGGTACATTATTAAATGTAAAACTGTGTGCTAGTACATCTTTATGAAACCATTTATTATACCTAGCCCAAGCATTTTTATCATTACTTGCTCGGTTAACAATTACATAATCCTTTGTTGCAGCATATGCACTTGCATTTGAAAATGGCAGTCTATCGAACTCATCCGAATCATAAGGAATAAAATTATCTTCAGTGTAAGCTGCTGTAATAATTAAATCGTCCTCTTTAATTAATTTAATTTCAGAGCCGGCGCCTTCAACATAGTATAATCCAGTTTGGTAGTTAACTGGTATTGTATCTCCGCGGAAGAATAATTTCATTCCGTTTGATAATTCAATACCATTTGCACTTAAATATGTTTTCTTTCCTATAATGTCATTATTAATATTTAACAATGAATTTTCTTCAATATCGTATATTCTAACTTTGCCACTAACATCAACATTGTGTTTACTAATATAAAATAAGTTATCAGGCGCATTATCAGGAATAGTAAATTCTACTACACCTTTGTCAATATAAACATTTGCAACTTCTTCGCCAGCCTCACCTAATTTACGAATACCATCAGGGTATATTGTAGAAACATTATCAGAAGTATCAAAGGTTACTGAACCAGAGTTTGGTAGTACAATATATTCTCCAGCATCAAATTCGGTGCCGTATAATGTTGCATCAAATAGTCCAGGTGATTTAATTCCTTCTCTGCCTGAAACAATAATAGTGTTTCCAGGAGTAAATGATCTTGAGATAGAAAATGCCATTGGATGTCCAGGAGTATCTATTTCAAAACGATATTTCTGTCCTCTGTATAATTTTAAACTAGGATTAGGTGTTTTACCGTCTGGAGAAAATAAGTAAGAAATATCGCCGTCATTATCAACTAATGAAACAGTATACGTACTAACAACATCTCTAGATTGACCGGTTACCGGAACTGGAAGAGGACCTTGTGGTGCCCAGTAATATTCACGGAAGTTAACAAACTTGTCCCAGTTAATGTGAGGAGACCAAGGATAACTATCTTGGCTGTTTAGTACACTATGGTTATCGGTATTAGCTCCAAAATTGGACAGTTGGTTTATATAATCATTGTAATCTTTATAAAAAGTTACATTATCTAAATCATCTTTAATTACAGTGGCAGGCTCTAACTGGTAGTTTTCTCTGTCAGCAGATACATCGCCGACATAGTTGTCGATTGATTTAAATGCCTTTGCTGTTTTTCTTCCATAGTAACTATTAATTTTTTCAGCAACGCCTGGTTGAATTAACTGATCAAGGGTTGATTGTAAAAACTTTTTATTAGCTTCTGTTCTAAAGAAGCGTGGCAATAAATCAGATGCAGATCTTCTATCATCATTTGGAGTTGGAAGAGCTGATTCGTTTTGATTGTTTGTAGCCATGGTGTTTAGTAACCTCCGTTAGCAGCACTTTGTATGCCTGTGGTGCTAGTATTCAATACACTTGTAATTACATTGCCCGAGGCTTGTAAGTTACTTGCTGTAATTTCGTCAATGATTTCGACATCACTAACTTGCGCAGCATTAATAAAAATTTCGTCTGATTCAGATTTTATTTCAAACAGACTTCCGAAAGTTTGACTAGCTTGTTTTGGAACAATTACAATACTAACTAATTCTGGTGATAAGTTATTCATAACATATGCACTAAGCTCTTGGAAATAAAATGTATCTCCAAAATTCCAATATTCTATACTAAAGAATTTATTAATCGAGTCAATAACATTTGCTTTAAGTTCATTATTATTAATAGTTAATCCTGAATTTTTAACTATTTTAAATGTTACTTGTAGATCTTCGCTTGCTTTACTTCCAAATACCATCTTGTACTTAACCGGATGATATACTACTTCGTCGCTTATTGATTTAATCTTTGCAATGTCTGCACCATAGTTACGGAATAACTCATCTGAACTAGGAGGTAATGGTTTAGTAGCACTAGCACCGTTTAAATACTTTCTAAATTCTGTATCATAATTCTTAATTAATAAGTAAGAATCTATAATATTTGACGAGCCTGGGTCAATTCTATAGTTACTATCAGCAACATGAATGTAGTGGAATTTAATACCTGCGCGGCCAATGTTTGCTTTATAATTGCTTGTAATAGCACTAGTGTTAGCAACCTTATCTATTGTTTTAAAAACGCCTTCGGTTACTAAGTAAAATACTTGGCCGTCATTTTCATAACTGCTATATGATCCTATGGCTTTTTCGTTGGCTTTTATAATTATGGTACTGTTAGAATTATCAAAATACTTATAATCTTCAACACCGTCGCTAGTAATATACCGTTGTTGGAATACATACTTTGTCATTGGATTAACAGTTGGAGCAACAAGTTCATTAAACAATTCTGGATCATCTAAAACACCGTCATTATCTCTATCAAAGAATTGAACTTGTATTTTCTTACTGTCAACATACCCGTCGGCGTCTCTATACGCATCTGATATTGACCAAGTATAATCTTTAGTCAACGGATTTAAGCTATCAGGTTTTCTATTAATGTTTAATATTTGTATTTTGTCTTTATTGAGCTGTCCTGTTTTAGGATCATATATTTTATCTGCACTATCAAAGAAGAATCTTACTTCGCCTGCACTTTCGAATACATATCGTAATGCACGGTATGTAATTGTATAAGTTTCGCCGTCTGTCTTAAAATACAACAACCAACTTGAGTCTAAGTTTTGTCCAGATACATCGCCAGTTTTACCCGTACTAAAATCATTAACAGTATTAATATTTTCTGCTGTAATTAGTTTCCACTGACGAGTAGTTTGATCGTATCTTAATGCAAAATCTCTATAAGCAAATACTCGATCAATAATTTGTGCTTTAGTGTCGTCAATTAAAACTCTTGATAACTTTGGTATAACTTCTGTTATCTTTGCATTAAGTGGAATATAGTCGTTAAAAACAATTGGGCCATCACCGGTTGTTTGTATCTGCGTTCCGTCACTGTACACACTTACTATCTTTGTCCATTTATATGTGCTAATGCCTAACAAAGATGCATCAGTTGTATAAGTGCCGTCTTCTTTAAAATACTGCTGTACGCCTGCGCCGTTTAGCGGAGCAGTAAATTTACACATTGCTCCAGGTTCTAACATTCTTAATGTAGATGCAGTATACGTGCCTATTTTAATTTTAACACTATCAGTGTCTATGAAATATCCAGAACTTCTATTAGTTGCAGTTTTAATTAACTGCCAGTTAATATTAAGATCAGATACTAATATCCTATTATACTTTTCTAAGTAAAAATTCATAGTACTAGTAGTAGCAAGTAATGGCTCAACAGTATTATATATTGTACCTTCGATATCACTTTGTGTTGAAAAACTAAAACTTGTTTTATTTGAAAATTCTTCTTTAAACAAAATGCCGTCATCTGCAAATAAGCTAGTATTAGAATACTTTCCACTAGGGTCTTTTAAATCATAATACCGGCTTATGCCACTTGCAATTCTATTTACTGATTTAGTTTTAATAATGTCTTGGCTAATCCCTAAAGGACCAATGTTATAATCTTCAGCTGTAATTAATCTGTTTTGTGTATAATAAGTTGCAGGTGCATTTGTTTTAATATCTTGATCAGATTCTGAAGTGCTACCGTTATTGACAGTATACTTTAGACTTAACCCAAGTGTTAATGTTTCCCTAGTATTGTTTCTGCTTAGATAAGGAATTTCAATATTAATATTATTTAATGCACTAGGATTTATTACAATATTTCTGTTATCACTAGTTCTGTAATATACTTTAAAGTTTCCAGTTGGTAAATTACCAAATACTCCATCACTAAACACAAGATTAATTCTGTCTTCAATGCGTGAAGTAACAGCGTATACATTTCTTACACCTTTAAAAAGACTATTGTAAATAATATTGTTGCCTTCTACTGCATCAAGCTTGTTCCAAAGTGAGCTTTCAAAGCCATTACTATCTGTGCTGTATAACCATACGTCTGAATTATTAATATTAACACTATCAATTGCGATTGTTTGATTCGGAGTTGGATTGTCTACGCCAAAGTTTCCAGTGTCTAGTCTTCCTTGGCGGAAATTCATAAAGAACCCAGTGTTTGTACTACCGGCGCCTTGGCCGCTATCTCTGTATAAAAATGCAGGATTATTTCCAGGCAACGGAGGCTCTTCTACAATACTTCCGTTTTCAATATTAGAACTTACAATTTCAAATCGAGTACTTACGCCTTCTACATTTTTAGTAAACGGAAATATCGGAACATCTGTGTTTACTGCATTGAATCTATAAACATCTGTCGATACACCTGATATTGTTTCTGATGTAACTGGGCGACCAAATGCACCGTTTACCGGAAGTGCAGCATTTATTGTTTTAATAAATTGTTCAAAGTAATTTGTATTAGATCTGTCATTCCAGCGCACGGTAATACCGGCTAAATTTAAGCCAGTACTATCAATAACAGATTCTGTAGTTTTAATAGTATCTATTTTTAATAAGCCGTTTGCTGCTTGATTTCTAGTAACATTGTACGACAACAATCTTGCCAAGCGTAATATTGATTCTCTACGCTCTGCTGTTTCGAGGAAGTTTTCGCGAGCATTTAAATCAATACGGAATGACAAGTTTTGGCCGAGGAATGCAATAAGATCAATCAGTGCTAGGTATTCAGTAGATTCAATATAATCGTTAAAATCTTCTGGGTAATTTTGGCGCAAATAATTAATCATTGTACGACGAAGATTGTCAAAGTCGTAGCTTTGGAAGTCTGCATTACGGAAAGATTGGTATATTGTTTTCCAATCTTCAGTTGCTAAAAGTCTTGATTGCCGGTCCGTGGATGACATGTACGTTTCCTCATTTATATAATATATTTATCCGTTTTGATTAAGTGCTAACTTAATTAACTAATGCCAGAAGCCTGGTCAAAACGGAACAAAAGTTGCTCAGATATGTTATAAGGAAGGTAGGAAATTGTACAGTCTATTGTGATTCCAGACTCATATGTGTCAACTAAAATTGATTCAACACTTACTCTAGGATCAAAGTTTACAATATCTGTAACATTTTTAATAATTGCATCTTTAATGTTATCAGTAAAGGGTTAAAATAGTAAGTCCCATATAATAGTTCCAAAAGTAGGATCTGATAATTTTTCTCCTTGACGGATATGAAAATGATTAATAATATCTTGTTTAATTAGTTCAAAGTCGTAGAGAGCAAACCCTTCGGTATTTTGGTTTACTGTAGAAAATCCTCTGTAGGATCTTCCATTAGTAGCCTGTTGTGGGCCGCTGGATACTGTAACTCTTTTATATAGATTCTTTTCTAAAGTGCTCATACTATATTTACCTTAGTTTACTCTTGATTGCCATATCCGCCGGCATCTACGTCTTGAGATTGACCTTGATGCGGTTGAATAGTTGCTACTGGCATTGGTATTTTTCCATCACGCAGACCATCAACTGCTCCGCCTTCGTTTTTAGCTTTACTAAAGTGCATTGCATCATCAAGTGAGCGCCAGTCGCCGCCCCAGCCTAAGCCGTATTTGCTACATAATGCTCTTACAATATCTACTGGCATATCTGTAATTGGGGCATTAGCAGGTCGCGGTTTGAAGAATCCATTTGGACGGCCGCCCATAACTTGAGCAGGCCAGTTGATATCAATTGCTCCGCCAGAGGCATGTACTGACCAACGTGTACCTGACACTGTTCTACGCTTACTATATCCGCCTAGTTTTTTAATTTCGTATCCAGCTGCTTCTAACTCATCAATAAATCCTTGATAATCTTCTGCAAATACTTCAGCTACTTGAGCAGTTATTCCATTTATACTAGTTCTAATTTCTTTTAGCGGACCGTCGGTGCCATTTGAATTATACACTGGTGCAGTAGTTGTAGTCGAACCACGTGCTGTATCTTGAACAATATAACCGTCGCCTGTTGAGCCAGTAAATGACCCTTGACTATATGCGTTACTAGTTACATAGTTACTAGTTGCAACGCCGTCCATATTTTTTCTAAATGTATCAACAGTAAGTACCCGGTCATTTAAAGGAAGATGTCCTGGCATTTCTCTATCAGTTTCTTCTGGCTTAAATGCGTACGGATTTGCATTTTCATGATGTGGCCACGGTTCGTGTTGCGGTGCTCTTGTTAATATACTTTCAAATTCTACAGCAGTTTGTGCGCCGGGTAAAATGTAAGGAAGTGTAACTAGCTCTAAAGGAACTACTGGCGTTGCTGGTTCAGGATCAGTTGCTGGATTAGAAACTACTGCTTCTAATGCTACTATCGGAACATCACCTTCATTTGATGCAGGATCAGCACTGCCGCCATCATTAAGGCCTATTGCAGCACCGTCAATTGATAGGGCTGCTCCGGACAAGATGCTTAGTGCAGCTCCTGACTTAATATTAAGTGCCGATGCTGCATCTGTAAAGATTGACGCCGATGATTTAATATTAACATTTCCAGTTGCTATATTATTAATTGTTGTTGCAGATATAACAGTATAATCAGTTGCACTTTGGTGGCGTATATTTGCTGCTGACGTAAGGTGTGACTCGCCTGTTACAGATTCGTGGCGCCAACCACCGATCATAGTTTCTACATTTGCAGCAACAAAACTTTTTATGTCACCGGTTTGTGCTCGTATTTCTAAACCTGATGCAGTTTGGTAATATTTTTCTGTTGCTATATCATAAATGTTAGCATCTGATCTTCTGTAAAAACTATGTCCTGCTGCATGGTGTGTAGCAAGTTTAGATTTCTGATAAATGCTTGAATTTGATTGTAAATGATAATCGTTTTCAACTGTAGTCCGTTTTATCTTATTAACCACTGTATCACTATTATCTGCAACTGTTAATTTATAGTCAGATCCTACATTGATATTTGTATTAAATGCACTTTCTAATTGTATTCTTCCAGATTCTCTGTCATTAGTAACAGACTTTCCGTCGGAATACCTTGCAGAAGCTTTCATATTAATGTTGCGACCAGCTTCTACATTAAAATCTCTATTTGCAGTAAAATTAATATCATTATCCGAAAATACACTCATGCTGTCTTTACTGTAAATATCAATTTTGCCATCGCTAGATAATTCAATCCATGCAGTGCCTCTGCTATTTGCAATATAAATTAAGTCTTCGCTATTATGTAACAGTATTTGATGCCCAGTACGTGTTCTAAAACGCATGAGTTCATTTTGGGGTATTGTTTCGTCACCGCCGCCTTCGCCTGCCTCTCTGTTTATATAAACCGGAGGACCATCTGCTGGATGCGTTGATCTAGTAAATTTATCGTCACCGTCATCCATAACAAAACTAGAGCCGCCTAGTCTATTAAATGGTACATCGGCTGCGCCTGTACTTGTTCCGTATTTTACTTTAGGATTTCCATTTCGCTTATCTAGAGGACCTGGCGTACTGATTCCAAATACCATACTAGGCGTTTCTCGTCTAGCACTAGTAGTAGTCGTTCCTCTAGCTTCATCTAATATTAATCCTTGTACTTCTAATAGTTCTGCAAAGTCTTTGTTGTACGGTTTTTCAAATAATGTCGGATCTAACTTAGCTCCGGTTTCTATTAACTTATTATATTCACCTACTGGTAGTTTAGTACCTTGTAAATTTGAAGGTGTATGAGCAGTTGTGTTTTCTGTTACTGCTCTACCGTCTGGTATCATAAAGTTCATACCAACGTCTTGCACACAGCCTATCCAATATCCGTATGCAGCACTGCCCTCAGCAAACATTACAAGTACTCGAGTCCCTACATCTGGTGGAACAGCCCACATGCCATAACTCTTTTGAGTATACTGATAACCGTCATTGGGAGTTAATCCTTTGCTAGGTGTTACTCCGTAGAATGGACTTAAATATCGTACATTAACAAGTTGCCCACTGCGTTCAGGAGTTCCAGAAGAACCGTCATATTTTACTAGCTCTACCTCTAGTGTGCCCATATATAAAGGATCAAGATGACTTACAATAATGGCTTCATAGGGACCAGTATCTCGGAGGACCGTGTCTTTAACTTTTGAACGTGTGTATCTATTATTTGCCATTTATGTCTCGTCTTTGCTTATAATTATGCATTTTTTAATCTTTGAAAGTCACTACTGGCGGCACTGATCGCCTGTCAACATCATATTTTGCAAATTTTAAATCAGTGCCTGAACTTCTTGCTTTTTCTTGTATTATATCAATATCAACAAGATGTGCTGTTAAGTCGTTATTATAAGTTTGATAATTTGCAGTTTGTTTAGTTCTAGTTTGTACCGAATTAACAGTTAATCCATACGGAGATCCCATAGAAATTTTATTTGTAACTATTGCTAGTTCATTTGTTAGTGCAAACACTTCTGTAGCAGATGCACCTGGATTAGTAATTTGTGAGTTTAATGTACTTTGCTGTATTTCTAATTCTGTTTTATAACTAGAAGGAATGTTATTGTAAACATCATTCATAGATCCTATTGTAGTATTAATACTATATTTTTTAGCATCTAGACTAGTTTGCAACTGTGTACTAGAAGATTGCTGTATTGCCGGCTGTAATAATGGAGTTTGATTTAATCCCGGTTTAAATATATTTGCTGGGTCAAATCCTATGTTTGACATAGATGACAATAATGATCCAATTCCTGATTTTCCAAGGCCTGTTGGCAATAACGTAGTAGGATCAATATCAAGAGGATTAGGTATTTTTTTATACGGAGCTAGTGTTCCTGATAATCCGTCTTGACTCGGCAATGATATTGAAGAGTTTGTTGTAGATGTTCCACTAGTGTTAGTAGTACTAGCTGAATTATTTTGTGCGCTTTGTTCTGTAACTGTAGACGATGTATCTGGTTTGTTAGTGTTGTCACTATATCGTCCAGCTTGTGTTGCTGCGGCATCTCTATTATTTAATTGTTCAGTTACTTCAGTATCTGTAAATGTTTCTGGATTGACGCCAAGTGTGTTTGGTGCAACACCAAAATCACTAGCAGGTGTATTAATACTGCCAGGGGCATTTTGCTGGACTGAATTTGTGCTGTTTTCTAACAAACGAACAACTTTTTTTCCTGTTCTAAAATCGTACCTATCGTCTAGCGGATCTATAACACCGTATTCATAAGGCGTAGTATCTGATTGTGGTGGATATGCTAATGCACTAGCGTTACCTGTGTTACCAGTAACTCGAGATCCACCTGATGCAAAATTTTGTATTCTAGATTGTGCGCTTGTACCAGCTTGTTGGTATCCAGTACTGCCGGCAGGTGCCGACGCAGTAGGAGTAGGAGTGCCGCCGCCTGCAGGTACTTCTACAATAGTTGTTACTTCTCCCGAACCGCCATTATAAATGTCTACTAGACTTGATAAGAATTCATCCGCATCATGGTGCGCTTTGTTTACGCCGTCACCTGCATAAAAACTTTGCCCTTTATTTAATGATCGTCTAGGATGTCCTTTATAAATGCTTCCTGCAGGAACTGTATAAGGTACCGGAACACTAGCCCATTCAGCAGCCATGTATATCATAAAGATTTGACTGTTTTCAATTGTCTTTAATACAGGATCAGGGTTTTCTGAAAGGCTGCCGGATTTCCATTTACCGTACTTTCTCATACGTGTAATTTTGTCAATCATCATTATATCTTGGACATCTTCAGTAAGTCTAACTTGAGTTGGATCCATGTTTAATTTTCGGCAATTTTCATCAATAACAGCGCGAAGCATTTGGTATCTGCCGCAAGCTGTGAATCTGCCCATTACATTCCTTTGATAATCAAGAACTTCTGCAATTAACATTTGTCTTAACGGTACTTCTCTGCCGCCATAAATTGTATCATAAGACTTTGCCTCATGTTTAGCTACAAGGTTTAATAACGCTTTGTCTTGTTCAGTTATTTCGTAAGCCATTGTTTAAAATGCTCCTGTCGGTGGGCGAGTCGATGATGGTAAACTTCCGCCTGCGGCGTTAATTGTTTGATCTGATACAAGTCTGCCAGTAACGTTTGATAACCCTGCACTAACTCCGCTTAATGCATTATTTAAATCGCCACGAACTGATTGTGCTGCGTTATCTAATGAACCAGTTAAATTAATTGGAAATACTTCCTTTCTTGGATCTACTGCTATAGAAGTCCTGTCATCAGATCCTGCAACTACAAATTGTCTTAATTCTGGATTAGCTGCAAGAAAGTCTGAAACACTTGAAACCGGTGATGAAGTTATAGTCCGAACTCCATCTACAATAGCACCCGTAGTTAGCAATTCTTGTGTATACACTACATTAGGTCCGGATGTAACAGCATTAGAAGTGCGCACCGTTTGCACTTGCGGGGCAGAGGCAGCTCGTGCGGCTGCTTGTTCTGCTGCTGCCTGTTGCGGGTTAGCTGGAAGGTTGGCTGATGCTCCTCCAGAATCTAATCGTTTATCAGGTGAAGCAACTCTAATCGGTAACATATTATCAGTAGTGCTAGGTTCAGTTTGGCCACGCATTCTTACCATCTTTAATGTCTGCTTAAACATGCCGCCACTAAAGTTTGACTTAACTCCTAACACTTTATAAAGTCCGCTAAATCCTGGTACAGTGGCTGAAAAATCCATTAGCGAACTTTGCATTTGGTAATCAAGAGGAGTTTTAAAATTAACATTAACATAAACTTCGTTACGCATGTAATTCATTGCGCCGTCTTCTGTTATTGCAGCATTACTTGGCTTAGCACTATAATTTCCTAAGTCTGTAGGAATGTAATAAGGATCTCCCCAAATCTCCATTTCAGCAGTAATCATATCAACTTGGTTATTTAATAAGCGTTCATGAAACATTTGAGCAATACGTTGCTCTGTGCCTGTTGCTGTAGATTTAGGAGTACCGCCAGAACTACTTACCCTAGGGTTTGCTAGTTCTGCAGGACCTGTTGGATCCTTTGTATTACAATTTGGACGTTTCATTGGTGCAATTTCTGAACCTTGCTGCTGTCCTGAAGAAGCTAGTTCCTGATTTACACTTTCTCTACCCTGAGCCATGTCAGGACGTAAACTGTTAAAGAATGCATTATTGAAATTAATGTTAAAATCTAATACGTCTTCATTTTTACCAGTATAGATATAATTGTATTCTTTTTTAATTAATTTTTTTAAATCTTTAATGTTTGACGGACGTTCACTCGGACCTAACGATGACGCTTCGTGCGGAGAATAAGGATGTACAGCATACACATATGTTCTTCTTGGGCGGCCTAATAAACATTCTAATTCTTTATCACTATCTAGAAAAGTTAGAACTTCTATTCTAAACCACTTTTTAAATCCGTTTTTACTTTTTTCAGTTGCAACATCTCTAGCATACTTTGTATTTTGTACCACACTTTCTATAATGTTAGTAATTTTGTCGCCTTGGCTAAACTGATAACTTCTTGATTTGTTTGCTGTCTGTGATTCAACATTTTGACGTTGGTTTGTTTGGGTTTCGCTATTGTTAACACTAGATGCGTCCGGAGTAGGCTGTGGTGCGCCATCTCGAGAATCTTCAAGTAGTAAACTTCTTCCAATTTCATTCATGTTATTAATATCAGAAACGTATGCTTTTAAATATAGATAAGTTGCAGGAGCACTTGTACTAATTACCGGAACTGCACTATTAATTGTGTCTTGGTCTGATGCCGGTTGTACTGATTCATTTCCTTGACGAATTCGTTCTTGTTCTCCAGCATTAATAGTTGCACGTAATGCAGATAAATCAACATTTTGATTTCTTATTGATGCTAATAGCCCTTCTTTAGTTTTAGGAAATGCTATTATAAATCTGTCGTATCCTTTAATTACATTTTTATTTTCTAATTCTTCAATTCTGTCATTAAGCACGTTTGCAACAGATGTTCTACTATTTTCAAGTACTTCTGATGCAGATGAACCTGTAGCATTAATAGCTACTGGTGTGTTATTAGCTTCGTCGGTTAGGCCAGTTTCATTATACGGAACTGCTTTAACACGGTAATTACTTCCTTGATCGCCTACACTAAACTTAGTATCAATTAGTTTAATTGGAATGAAAAAGGGTTTTATAGATGATAAATCTCTTTCTCCGTTGGCGTCCCAGCCAGCAAATTCAATCTTTAAACAAAATGGTGCGTCAATATAATTAGTGTATCCGGCTTTCTGTGAAGCAACTAACATTGCTTCAAGAAACTTGCCCATGCTATACGGTTCAGTTACTGTAAATTCGACATTTGTTCCTAACGCAGTGCCGGTGTTCCCGTTGGGCGCAACAATTGCATTTACAAATACATCATCTATGAAATATTCTGCATCTTTATCCGGAAGTTCTGATTCAGTTCTTGCTCGATTTGAATATCCTGATGTTCTAGTACCACCTCCGGATTTTAGTACAAAATACTTAAATTCGCCACCACCTCTATAGCTGTCAGGATTATTAAATTGCTCTTTATCTAAAATACCCAATGTAAAAATATAATTAACTGAATTAAATTCTCTAAGAGGATTCATTACTAATCCAGGTTTACTTGTGTTACTAGCACTAGGTCCTGTTACACTTGTTGAAAAAGAAAATGGATCATTTTTAACAGATTCGATATAAGATGTTGCTGAAGAAAATTCGCCGCCCACTGCACCTATTAATTCATTAAATCCTCTAGTAACAGTTTGTACAGGATTAAATGCATTAATTGTGTCGGCAAATGAGCGGTTAGCCATTCCTACTGCTGAGCCTAAGTTTAGCCCGGAATTAGTAAACGCAGAAAAGCCTGCGGCACTTAATTTAGAATCCAATGCTTGACTTATTTTATTTGGATTAGCACTTAAATCGTTTAGTTGTCCAAGTGCCCCACTTACTTTATTAAGAGAAGCATTTAAGTTACCGTTAAGAGCATTAGCTTTTGACTGTAAATTACCGCCGATGGTTCCGTTTAAATTAGCGCCAAGGGATCGAAGTTGCGAGCTAACATTGCCCGAAGCAGTTGCAGAATTTAATTGTGAGAACGAATTAGATGCTGCGTTGTTTGCAGAAACTGCTGAATTTAAAGAACTAATTCTCGAATTAAGTTGCGAACCTATTGAGTTAGTATTACGCAAAGCAGAATTAAGTCCGTTACCAACATCAGTATTCAATGAGCTAGTTAAAGTATTAAGTCCAGTATTTACTGTTTTAGAAATGCTTGAAAGCCATCCAGCCATATTATAACCCCAGTGTATCGCGTAAATTTTGTCCTTGCGGAAGATATATTTTAGTTCCGGCAACAAAATCATATATAGGATCTTTTATAATATCCATATTACGTTGGGCAAATACCCACCATAAATCTTTTCTACCATATAAATCGTGTGCTAATAAATCTGGCCTGCGAGTGTATGATGGTGTTATTTCATATAATATATCAGTGTCTGATTTTGGCACTGGTCTAATTTTTAAAATGTTTAAGAAACCAGATTCTGATATTTCTGTATCAGCATATGGTCCAAATGTAGATCCTGACATTATACAAAGCCCTCCGGTTTGTTAACAAAGCCACCTTCTGAGAAAGTTTTAAGATTAAATTTAGATACAGTTGTTCTTGCATAGTTTGGAGTTGTAGTCACTGTGATTGTACTCCTTGTCGGAACATAGTTAGGGTTTGGATCAGGTGCAACTGTAACTGGAAGATAATCAATGTCAGTACCTAATTCAATTTGGAAATTTTTAATTAATACCGGAATATCATTTAATACATATTTTCCATACCCATTAAGATGTGATAACAATGGCGGATTTCCAACATGGGAGCCGCTGCCGTAAAACATCTTTGTCATTGTTCTTAAAAAATGCACACATGCTAACCAATAAGCAGCATCTTGTTCATTTTCAATATAAAATTCTCCCATAAGCGTTATATCGTCAACTTTGCTACTCTGATAGGCATGAAATGCATAATTACTATGTGTAGGAGCTATTTCACTATAGTTAGCACTATGTTGTAACATAACAGTAGGATTAATAGGAAATACCATTCTATTATTTAGATCAGACAATGGTTTTAAAATTCCCTGATTTTGTATTTCGGAAGGGACACTTAAACTAACTCGCCAATCGTTGCCGCCAGCACTGTCGTTACGATTGGACGATACGTCTGCTGCTGCTACTGCTACTGCTGTAGAGCGTTCTGAAGGGTTTGCACCTGACGATACTCCTTGTAACGCATTAGATGCCATCCTAGTAGCAGAGCCTACATTAAACGCAGATGCTGTACTTGCAAACATAGAGTCTAAAGATGCTAATGTGTTGCTTGCACGAGATATATTTGCACCAAGTGGAGTCGACTGTAGGAAGTTACGAGATGAGTTAGACAGTCCATTAGAAAAACTAGATATAGAGTTTGAAAAACTATTGAAGTTTTGGGACGCCGAGCTTATTGCGTTTGATATATTATTGAATGCTGAAAATAGTGCCATATTAGATTAATCTCCTACTAGTATTTAGTTGACAAAATTAACTACGTGTATTATAATAGTAATAACACTATACAACTGGAGAGTCGAATGAGACCTAAAAATTACCTTAATAACAAAGATATATTAAAAGAAATACACAAATCTAAAAATACCTTCTGTAGCTATGTTGCTCCTGAACACGGCGATTTTGATATAATTTTATTAGATATAGATAAAATTAATATTAGAACCGTAGCAGAAGCAAAGCGCAATAAAGCAAAGAAGATGTCAACAGCAGAATATGACAGACGTAAAGCTCTTGGAGAGAAAGTTAAACAAGCAGAGTGCGAAGTACTTTACACGTCTATTACAAAAGAAGAAATAATCTTCCGTGTAATGACATTTGATCACATTCCTGAAGAGCCTGGTCGTAAAAAGAACCCAAAGACTATTGCTGACACAAAGACTAAGCTTAATTTTCCACCGTTTGTTCACTACAAGTACGATGAAGAAGGCAATTTACAGCTAGTTGGTAAAAGTCACTGGGTAGGAGGCATGGAGAATGGCAATTTTGACAAAACAGGTGGCAAGGCAACTAATAAACTTGCTATGATGTGGATGAAACTTTGTGATCGTTATGCTACTCGAGGTAATGTTCGTGGATACACATACAATGACGAGATGCGCGGACAAGCTATTTTACAATTAGCACAAATTGGTTTACAGTTTGACGAATCTAAGTCACAAAATCCGTTTGCATACTATACTGCTGCGGTTACTAATAGTTTTGTGCGTGTTATTAACATAGAAAAGCGTAATCAAAACATTAGAGATGATATTCTTGAAATGAATGATTTAAATCCAAGTTATACTAGACAACATGCCGGTGAATGGGAAGCAAGTGTCAAAAGACAAAGCGGACAAAAGTAATCGGTTGACAGGTGTTAATAATTATAGTATACTTATACAAGTAAATATGGAGAACTATTCTTGTTTAAAAAAGCTGCGGTATTCACAGACATTCATTTTGGATTGAAGGGCAATAGTCGTGTTCATAACGATGATTGCGAAGAATTTATTGATTGGTACATAGAACAAGCTCAAGCTGCTGGTTGCGAAACTGGCATCTTCTGCGGAGACTGGCATCACAACA